ATATATGTAAATACTTAAAAATATATATGTAAATACTTAAACTACTTAAAAATAATTATTCAACACACTATTTGTATATTTTATAAGACCAGGACATATCAGCATAAGTACTATTGTTAATTTCTAATGGAGTCATATCAGTCCCACTTAATATTATAAAGCCATCAGGATAAGGATTCATTGGATTGTTGTATTGATTTATGGTTGCGGTTGGAATAATCCATTTACAGGTAAAACTTCTATCGGGACATTCTCCATTTTGATTAACATTTTGTAAAGACAAGTATGCTCCATATGCATTACCTGTTGTTCGACGCTCTGTGCCTGGTATAGGTGGATATTCACTCTGGATACAATTTCTAGATATGGCGTTAAAATCAACAGAACCCCCTGTTAAAAATAACGACAATGTTTTTGGACTATAACTGGTCGGCGTTCCAGAGAACCATTTTTTTATAGTGCAAGTAAAATCAATTTCAATAGTATCTCCTAATCCAGTTAAACCAGGAATAGCTTGTGAAATTACACCAAAAGAATATGTTGATGGATTTGGTGGAAATGGAAATCCCCCTCCCAATGATACTGAAATTCCTGAATATGATGAATCGTATTGCATTTTAGTTCCACTAGGAGTATGTGCATCAACATAAGATTTAGTAGCACAATCAGAGGGTGCAACTGGTGTTGCTATATTTTTAATAGTATTTTGTTTAGATGCTTCTAAAACAATATTTCCAGCGTTAAATTGCAATCCATTAACATTAGATATAGTATGACCTCCCAAATTCAATTCTCCGCCAAGATTTAATGGTGATTGAATATTCACGCCTGCCCCATAATCTCCATCATAATTAATTATTAATTCCGAGTTTGCTTTATTGGGTGTTCCTCCTATAGTTTCATGGACTAACGCTCTTCCTGCAGATGTCCCAACCCCTCCTCTATCTGTATTCCATATTTTAAAATCCGTTCCCTGTTGTAGTGTATCACCACCAATGTAGAGAGAAACACCATCACCATCTTTACCTTCCAATGATGTTTGTAATCCTAATACAGCAAAAGAACCTGAAACATCTAATGTTCCTACTGGATTTGATGTGCCTATTCCAACCGAACCATTTTCTTTAATACACATAGCATTTGATGCATCTTGAACTTCAAAATTAATTCCTTCTGCGTTTAATCCAAATACATTTAAAGCATTTGGGAGTGTTCCTATACCATATTGATTACTAAAAACATAAACTGATGATGCTTCTATATCATCATTTGTTTTAATTAAATAATCACTCTGTAATTCACCTGTTAAAGTTCCGCCTGTTAAATCTAACTTCTGCGGCATTTCAGTTTGCAAAACAGCTACATCAGCTTCTAAAATATCTATATTTCTGTCTAAACCACTGGGGTCTAATAGATTCTGCGTTACGTTCATAGAATAAGATGCTGAATTATTTGTTAGGACATTCCGTATTGTCGCCTCACTTGACGCCCATTTACATATCATATTGTTCCCATCTAAAGTGGTTATTTTAATTGTTATTTCAACGGCATCTTCAGGGATTTCTAAATCATTAAAATACATGGTGAATTGATTAGATGAATTTGGTTGGTATGAATTTAAAGATCCGTCAAAAGCCCATTCAGCTACAGGTGCTTGCAAATTATGTGGATTACCACTCGCATCAAAATATATTAAGTCTTGTGAAAATTTATCCGAACCTGAACGAAAATATGATATATGTCCTGATAATCTTTGGTTTTCATCACGGACTAAATTATCTGTATATAATGCTATTTTTGGTAAAATATTACCTGCTGGGGTCATTTGATATGGTGATAAATAAGCAACATCTGCTCGTGATTTATATTCAAATGTGTCTTTAAATTGGGCTGCGTCATCTGGCTCAATTGGCTCTGCTTCAATATCTATTTTTGGAACACTTAATATGCCGTCTTGAAAGTAGTTAGCAAAAGACATTATTTTATATAATATGATTAGAATAAAATTATATAAAATAATACTTTAAATGGGGGAGTTTGAGGGGGTTTCACCCTCTACATTAAACGATTTACTAAAGATTTAGATTTACCGCCTGAAATATTACCTTTTCCTAATAATTTTCTACCTACATCTACAGCAGCTGCAATATCGTCTTTGTGTTTCCAACCATATGAAGCCGCTTTCGAAAGGGCATTTCCAAGCTTTCCGAAAAAACCTGCTCCTACAAGACGTTCTACGCTCATAGAAGTTCCTGCTTTGGGAGCAGAAATTACATCTTGTTCGGTCAAAATTCCTTTCATAACGGCAGATTGTCCTCGTGCTGATACGAAGAAACCACTATCAACTGCCATAATGTATAATTGAGGCACTACATTATTAGCACTTTGGTTGTAACATGTTGTATTGACTTGGAGAGAATAAGAGCCATTTACACCTGGTGCTAATCCTGGTGATAGGGCAAAATCTTGTCCTGGTTTCAATACTAAAAAGCCACCCTGTGTCGGAATTTTTGCTCCACTCATTTCAGCTTCACCTATCCATTGCTCATAGGGAATTTTTAAGCCATTACTATAACTTGTTTGATACAACTGCTCGGTGGTTGAAGAACTTAATATGCCCGCTCTGTTATTAAATGTTAAATTTACGTCTGTAATAGGCAAGTACCAGTCACCTTGTGTCCCATCACCACGTGCTTGGGGTCGGCAGAATAACACTAATAAATCAGGTATAGAAGGTAATACTATAGTTTGTGATTGCAATAAGGCATAATTTCCTCCATTCACAACAGGGAAGGAAGATGATACGTAACGGGAATAATTTTGATAAGGGACATAATTTTTTGCAGGGAGAGGCAAAGATATGGGTGGTGTTAAAAAACGGCAGTTTATTTTGCTGTTAATGAAAGGACTTCCATTTACATTTTGGTATTCACATGTTAGAGAAGAACCTGTTTCAAGACCTCCCCACCTGAACAAACGTGAAGGTGCTTGTAAATTAAATACGAACTGAATATTTTGAATGCCGTATAAACCTGTTCCTTGTTCTTGGTCATTGAAATTGAATGGGCTTAATACTAAACGCTCTGTTGAAGTAAATTTCACATAAGCCACAACAGCGTCACTAGCAACTGCAGGGACGACTGGAGCAGTTGTTGCGAGACCTGTAGCTGTAACCCATTCAACGTTAGGGAAAGCTCCATTTCCCATAAAACCATATTTACTATCGGAGTACCCAGACAGAACATTATTACCGAAGCCGTCCATAACTCGGTAATCCACGGAATTATCTAATGTTGATGGGCATGTTCGTTCATCTCGGTTTTCCACACCATCACAGAGGCGAAGCACAGGGTCTAATAAATCCGATGTATTCATGACGCTAGTACAGTCATTGATTGTTGCCGTCATCGTATTAGTGCAACGATGTAGAGGGAACGCTGCTAAAGCACACCCAGCAGCCTGAGCGTTTCCGAATATTGCTATAGGTAGTCCAGCAGTTGTTACCCACCCTGCAGGAGGGGGGCTAAATGTTACTTTTAAATAACATGTTGAAGTCCAATGGACGGCTTTGTCTAAATATACGGCTTCTGATGGAGCGTTAATATTATATGTATGTTGACTGGCATTTGCGGCTATAGCATTAAATGGTGTGTTTGTGACTGATGCCGCACCAAGATTTACGCCAAAAATTGGGCGATTTTGCACACAACGTGTATCGTAAATAGCGACCTTTTTTATTTCAGACATAGTTATAAATTATAAATAGATTTTTATTTTATAATTTATTTATTAAAGGGGATATATCCCCTTAAACCCCTAAAAGTATTTAAATGGGGGAGTTTGAGGGGGTTTCCCCCTCATAGATGTTTCTTCCTAAACATAATCTTAACCGATACTGAACCTTGATTAGCCATATCTATTGGATATAATTCACCTGTTAATCTATGTTTCCAAAATATCTGCATATCAATATGTCTAATTTCTTGGTTTGCTCCTGTAAATGAGTTCATACGATACTCAGATGGGATATATTCGATAAATCCTAAATAATCGTGCGGAGCATCAAGTCCTAAAACTATATCACTTACTATTGGTTGAAAAGCACTTCTGCTATCTGTGCTAATATTATTGTTTCCCTGTCCTATTATAACTGGAGGAGCAACTTCTTCCTGCACAACTGGTATAAGTGTGCTACTAAACACAATACTACCTATTGGCGACCATATATTATTTACAGATTTAAAATTTTGTTTCATAGCTATATAATCAACACCATCATATGATAATTCATTTGAAGTTCCGTCAATTGTAGGCATAATTTCGCTATAGTAATAGAAATATTGTGGATCTGTTCCTGTCTTCTCTCCATTGTAATTTTTAAATAGCCCATAGAAATCACTATTAGCATATAAACGAGATTGTTGCGTGGATTGACTACCAAATGCAGTGCTATCATACCATATATCAAATGTGGTGTTTGCTTCATTAAAAACCATTTTGGGAGCAACACCTGTAAATACACCTGAATGCACTGCATCTGCTTTCGCTTTTACATTAGTCCATGCTGTTTCAAATGCTACATTTACCATATCTACTACTTGTTGATAATTCTGTATCCAGTAATATTTGCTTGATAAATCTTGTTTATCTGTGCTTGATGGTGGTTCTATACTATTTTGAGACACATATATTAAATTTATTTCATCACTTGTGAAAGCATCTCCTGATACATCTTCGGCTGTTAAAGTCACAGAATATACTAAATCATTAACAGTTCCTCCAGTTTTCATAGATGGGATAAACATAGGTAATTCACAGCCGTCCATCGTAAATCGCACTATACTAAATAAGTAATCACTATTATTTTTAATAATAGGTGTATCACGGCTCTCATTAAAAGATGCTTTGGGGTCAGTTCCACCTACTACAACGATAGTTTTATTGTTTATTATATCTAAATTGTAATAGACTAAATCAGGTTCTTTAGAATGCGTTGGGGGCTTTAAATATTCCATAATATAATATTACATTAGAAAATTATTTAGAAATATATTCCTTTGTTATTATAGTTACTAAATCATCTGGACTCAAAGGTTTAAATCCAGTTATAAATTTATCGTATTGTCCTATATCCATGTGATGGAATATGCACCTTAATGTAGCGTGTCTTCCGCAAGTGGCAACATCATATTTTTTTGATTGATATGCTTTGTTATTATTGATTACTGGCTTGTTTGCTGTTTTAAGCAAATTTTTCAAAATACTAATATCCTGTGCTGGAGATTGTGATTTTTCACCTCCTAGAAATTTAGCCCAATCATTAGGGTGCGTTCCATAACTATCGAATATTTCTATATGATTTGGGTGCTTTATAATACTAATCCAGTGTCCGTTATTATTACTATCCGTTAAAAACAAAATGATAGCACGTCCTTTAGAATCTAATACATCGTTGAGATTATTGTAATTTTGTAATTCGGGATATGTTATTATATTAGTATCATGAGGGAGTATTTTTTGTATATCTCCATCGCTTAAAGAATATGATTTTAGGTTATTTAGATGTGATTTAATATAATTAGTTAATCGTTTGCCTCCTCTCATTGGAATATAGAGAGAAATTTAATATATATCTATACTTTTAGAAAAAGTATAACAAAAATAATATATATATATATTCAATGGAAGATATATATGCAGAACGTTACTGGAAATGTATTATTAAAATCGTTGATGAATTTAATATAACAAATGTGATTAGAGTTGATTGTTTATCACGAGCAGAACGTTTAGGATATGAGATAGACGAAGCTTTTAGAACGCTAAATAGAATAGCAATGAAGCAAATGTCTTATACTGATTTTTATAATAACATTTTGCATAAATATGGGTTGGTAAAAGAAGACGAAATTTGGTGTGAGAATATTATACGATTAAAACGACAATAAGACCATATTTTTTCTAAAAGTATTAGAGTTTTACTACTAATAACCCAGATGTAAAAGTCGCACATATGTAAAATATCATTATCTCATATAAATCATAAATATATACATCTCAAAGCACCAGTTTAAAATACCCCCCATATAAGGGTGTTTAAGATATATGTTTTTAACATTTGTTAAAATATATCACTTGTAATTTAGTGGATTATAAATATTAAATTACTTTTTTTTCTCTACCTATGTTATAATGGCACTTAATTTTGATAAGGCAAAAGATGCAGTAGCAGTTGCAATAGCCAGAGGCAAAGGCGAATACAAAAATCGTATTATATATTTACATAAGGACGGTATGTGTGGTAAGCAAAGCAAACCAAAGATTTCTTACAATGAGAACGAACACGGCAAGTTTTTAAAACAAATGAATATTAAAAACAAAGATAAACGTGTTGTCGTCACAGAATTACAAAGAGCCTTGAAGGAAGATGATTATGACCCCATAGATAAAAGGATAGAGCAATTAAAGGATAAGATTGAGAAGGCAGAGATTGATACTATTGATATTGGTTATGATGCGAAATTTGAATTATTGCCTAACCCTAATGGTAGGGACAGAAGTATCTGGTACATCGGGGGCAGCTCGGGCTCGGGAAAATCTCATATAGCAAGAACTATAAGTGAAAATTACTTAAAACTATTTCCTGAACGAAAAATATATTTAATCAGTAGTTTAACTGAAGATACAACGATTGATAGTATGAAACCTAATAAACCTCTGCGTATTGACCACAATACATTTGTAGAAGACCCAATCAATATTAAAGAGCTTAAAGATAGTTTAGTGATATTTGATGACGTAGATGTAATAGCACCTAAAAAATTAAATGATTCTGTTTTTAATCTTATGGATCATATTGCTATGGAAGGTCGACATTACAATATAAGTTTAATATTTATTTGTCATTTCACTGGTGGTAATTATAAACGCACCAGATTAATACTGCAAGAAACACATAATTATATCGTATTTCCAAAAGCAACATCATATCATCAGTTAAAATATTTACTTGAAACACACGTGGGTATGGAGACGAAACAAATACGAGATTTGAGGAAAATGCATACACGATGGGTTTGTATTGGCAAGGACTATCCAGGTTATATGATTACAGAACATACTGCGAAATTACTACATGGGGATTAAGAATGATTTTATTATATTATATATGTTTTATATTATAATAATGAATTTTTTTGATGATGATATTGATGATGATATTGAAGAGGATATTGTTCTATACCACCCAAATATAATTGAAGACGACGATGATTCACCTGAAACTACACCAACACCTCCTGATACACCGCCTCCTCCTATTGCACCACATGCCACTCCTATACTAGGCCCTATGCCTGCACCACTTGAATTTATACTACCACTTGATTTAATACCTGATACGGATTCTGATGAAGAAGTTGATGAGGAATTTATAGGAAGCGGTTATATTTTAAAACTTACAGGTGGAAACGGCACTGATTCTGAAAGTTCAAACGATGATGATTCTGAACCTGGTGAAGGAGGAAATCCTCGTCGCCGAATTCGTCACCCACCTTTATTAGATTTAAATCAAAGGTTAGGTGCTATAGGGAGACATTTTAGATATAGACCATATAATCCTCAAGTTGGAAGACGTAGTCGTTCAAGGTCGCCTGGACGTGACCAACCTGCAATAGCAGCACCAGAACAGGTAAATAGGGCGGTTTTAGATGTAGATGAAGCAGGATTACCTATAGAGTGGGGTGGAAGAGATTTCGCTGCATCTCCTGAACGACTTAATATCCCTGCTCCAACATCTGTTGCTGCAACAACAACTGGTGACCCCCCTGTTTCTCCAGAACGACTTAATCTCCCTGCTCCACCATCTGTTGCTTCAACAACAACTGGTAACCCCAAAGATGTTGTTACGATGGACGGAGAGGTAATCTGGCCTGATTTGTATATGATTTATGAAACTAAAGAAGAAACTGATAGTGAGAATGAGGCAGAGACTAAAGAAGGTTCAGGAATAGCCAGAGAATTAAATTATCCCAATAATGAAGCATATTACAAAATTTTTGAAGGCTGAATGATTAATTTGCGTTTCCTTTAGGAATTTTTTTCTAATTATAATATATAACAATGGTCTATAGTATTTTAGCACCAACTTTAGATAAAAATGCTTTAACAGGTGAAGATAAATACCAACTTAAAAAATTGAGAACTAAATGGAGCAGATATTTAAAAGGGTTTTATACATCTATAAATAAATTTGGAAATACGGGGCTTGTTTTGTTTTGTAATCCAAGCAAAAATATAAAACATAGTATAGCACTTAACAATAAAATTGTTCGTCAATTTGGAGTTCAAGATTTTTTTGATAAAGTTGGATATTTCAAAGAATAACTATAATATTATATCTTTAGTAATTTAAATATATAATATCATTATATAATATAATGGATTACACAAATTACACAAATTATCATAAAATATATAAACAGAAATATTACAAAGCAAATAGAGATAAGATTTTATCAAAATTTAAAGTTAAAGTTACTTGTGAATGTGGTTCTATTTTAAATAAATATGAATTAGCAAGGCATAAAACAACAAAATTACATCAAAAAAAAATGTTGTTAGTTTAGAAGTTTTACCAGTAAATTTTTAATCTTTACATATATTATAATATGAATACGACATTTATGAATAGTGTTTTTGATAAACTCAAAACAGAGAAGGATTTAACGGACAGCACAGCATTAAAATATATCCGCAATTTAGTAACTTTAAACAACAGACAATTATTTAAAAATTTAGCTTTTCTAAGAAAACACGATAATATAAATGATTTGTTAAAAGTATATGCTCCTACAACACGTAAGACGCTTTTAGGCACAATTGTATCAGTTTTAAGAATGTATAAATCAAAGCCAGGCTATAAACA